ATGCCCCTGCTGACCCTTGAGCAGTGCCGCGCGCACTGCCGTATCGACGGCGATTTTGACGACGCCATCCTGGGTGACCTGCTGGCCGCAGCCAGCGACGCAGCCGCGGCCTATCTGGGCCGCGAGCTGTACGTCGACCAGGCCGCGCTGGACCAGGCGCTGGACCAGCTGCCGCAGGACATGGCGGCGGCGGTGACCGGGCATGAAGCCGCGGTTGCCGCCGCCAATGCCGAGACCAACGCGGCCAAGGCCAAGGCCATGCGTGATGTGGCCGATCGCCGCCTGGCCGTGGCGACCGCGCGGAGTGCGCGCCTGCTGCAGGGCATGCCGGCCAACGACAGCATCCGTGCAGCGGTGCGCCTGTTGTTGGGCCACCTGTACGCTCATCGCGAAGCCGTGGTCGTCTCTGCGCAGACGTTCGATGCACCGGCAGGCGCCACTGCCATCGCAATGGAGCTGCCGTTCGGCGTGGCCGCGCTGCTTGATCCGTACCGATCGGCAGCAACGCCATGAACGCCGGCCACTTCAATCGCCGCATCCGCATCGAGCGCCAGGACGGCCAGCTCGATGCGTGGGGGCAGCCGCTGGACGCCTGGCAGCCGGTGGCAGAACTGTGGGCCGCCATCATCGCCGACCGCGCAGACAGCGTGCAGCGGCTGACGCTGGAAAGCCGCCTGCCGGCAACGATCCGGCGCCAGCGCTTCCATGTCCGATTGGCAGCCGCACGACAGGCAGGCATCCAGGCCGGCATGCGCATCGTGCATGACGGTCGTGTTTTCAACATCACCGGCGTTGCGCCCGACTTCAGCCGGCGCCAGACCACGGTGCTGTTCACCGAACAGTCTTCAGGCATCGCCTGAGCGACGCCAACCAGGACACCGCGATGAGTTACGAAGCACAGCTGCACGCGCTGCTGGCCCCGCTGCTGCAGGGCCGGCTGTATCCCGACCTTCCGCCGGAACCGGTCATCTATCCGTGTGCCGTCTACCAGCAGATGGGTGGACAGTCCGTGTGGTTCAACGAAGGTTCCATTCCCGAACAGAAGCACGCTCGCGTGCAGCTGACCGTCTGGGCAGACAGCCGCGCCCAGGCCAACACCCTGATCCGCAACATCGAGGATCAGGTATGCGGAGGTCTACCGAAGTCCGAATCGTTCGGCGCCGCCATTGCCGTCCATGAGCCGGCAATCAGGAAGTACGGCGCACGACTCGAATTCGGGCTGTGGTACGCCAACCCGTAGTTTCACCGTTCCATGCAACACCCCAGACCCGGCGCTTGCCGGGTTTTTCATTTCAATCCATAGAGGAAATACACCATGGCACTCAAGCTTCCCAAGGGCACCCAGTTCGGCTTCGCACCGGTCGTCTCCACCGCGATCGCCACCAGCGCGATCTCCAAGGCTGCGCCGGCGCTGGCCAGCGTTGCCGCCAACAGCGTCGACACCGGCGATGTGGTGGTCATTGAACTGCCGGGCTGGCCGGCCCTGAACAACCGCGCCACCCGCGCCGGTGCTGAAGCCACCGGCAGCGTTGAGCTGCTGGGCATCGACACCACCGATACCGTGCTGTTCCCCGGCACCAGCGGTGCCGGTGTACTGCGCAAGGCGGGCGCCTTCGTCGACCTGGACCAGCAGGGCGACCCGACCACCGCCGGTGGCGAGCAGCAATACTGGAGCGGCACGCTGCTCGAAGACCCGACCGGTCGCCAGGTCCAGATGCCGACCTTCAAGAACGCCAAGACCATCACCCTGCCGCTGTTCTACGATCCGAAGAAGCCGTGGTATTCGGCACTGAAGAACGCTGACGCCAAGGGCGAGCCGGTGATCCTGCGGGCCAAGCTGGTCGGCGGCGACGTGCTGTACTGGTACGGCTACCTGAGCTACAACGGCGACCCGACCATGGCCGCCAACACCCCGATGGGCACCACCGCGACCTTCACCGCGCTGGCCGACTCGATCCTGGTGGAGGGCGTCTGATGTTCCAGGTCAAGGCACCTGAGACCTTCAAGAGCACCCTGACCATTGCCGGCCATGGCCGCGAGCAGAAGCTCAACCTGACCTACCGTCACCTGCAGCAGGCCGCGTACGCGGACCTGCTGCAGCGCCTGGCGGCCGGCGAGGTGACGCCTGCCCAGGCAATCCTGGACATCGTCACTGAGTGGGATGCAGATGTAGCGCTGGATACGGCAGGTGTCGAACTGGCACTTCAGCAGCAGATCGGCTTGGACGGCGCCATCGTAGGTGGCTACGTGCAGGCTCTGCAGGTCGCACGCAAGGGAAATTGATCGAGGCGGTGGGGGCACTGTACTGGCGTGCCCCCACCGAGGCCGAACTGAACCAGCTCGGCCTGAAGGCAAAGCACTTCCAGCCGCCACAGATCGAACTATGGCCAGAATGTGCACTTCCCATCGACATCTTCTCGCGGGTCTCCACCCAGTGGCGCACCGGCGCCGGTGGCCCGACGGGTCTGGACTACAACGTGGTCTACCGGGAGCTCGAGCGTGAAGGGCTTACTGCCGAAAAGCACGCAGAAGTAATGGCAGGCATCCGCGTGATAGAGCGGGCTGCCCTCGACGAGATGCACAGCCAATGAGCCACCTGTTGGCTCACTCCGACCCCGCCAGCCGGCGGGGTCACCTTTTCCTGAGGAAACCCCTATGAGCGAGACACCGCTCGGTGTTGCGCGGGTGGATATCGAGGTCAACAGCAACCTCGGCGCCGCCACGCAGGCTGCCAAGCGCAGCCTGGCCGACATGACCGCCTCCGCACAGCAGCAGTATCAGCAACTGGACAGGGCTGAACGCGCACGCCTGCAGATGCTGCTACAGCAAAGCGCGCAGGTGGACAGCATGCGGCTGGAGCAGGAGATGCTCAATGCCGTACTCAAGGCCAGCGCAGTACTGATCAACGAAATGACCCGTCAGATGGCCAGCAACGAACGCGCCATCCGCGCAGCGCGCGATGAACTGCGTGCCTACCGCAATGACGCCGAAGCGGCGGCAAGCGCGTCGGGCAGCGCGGCCGCAACATTCGGCGGAAACGCTGGAGCCGATTGGGGCGGCTCGACATTTGCCGACCAGATCGGCAAAGCGACGGAGTTGAAGGGTGCCTACGACGATGCCGCCGAGGTTCTTACCGGGCTGGTTGGCCGTTTCCCCGCGCTGGCCAATCCCATGGCAGCGGCGGCGGCAGCACTGGCTGCCACCGTGGGGGGCGTAGCCGTCGCCTGGAACTCCGCCAGTGACGAGGCGGCGTCCTTCGAGCGATCGCTGCTGATCGTCGGCGATCGGCTCAGCGCCAACGTGCCGCAGCTGACCGGCTATGCGCAGGCCATGAGCAGAATTGATGGCATCACCATGAGTGAAGCCTCCGAAGCACTGAACCAGATCGCCATGACAGGTCAGTTCGCCGGGGACGAACTACGGATGGTCGCGCAGGCCGCGCTGCAGTGGCAGGACGCAGGTGTCAGCAGCGCGGAAGAGGTCATCGCATCGTTCGTCAAGATCAGGCAGGACCCGGTTGCAGCGCTCAGGGAGCTGGAGCAGCAGACCGATGTGCTCACCGACGCACAGCGAAAGCAGATCCAATCGCTTATCGCGCAGGGAAACCAGGCCGACGCCTCGGCCCTGCTGATGCAGGCGTATGCAGGCAAGATCGGAGAGGTGGCCCCCAAGGTCATCCAAAGCGCCACATTGATGGAAGGCGCGTGGCGCAAGGCGAAGACCGTCTTCTCCGAGCTGTGGGACATGGTGAAGGAGCCGTTCCGGGCAGACAGCGGCGACGATCTGCGCAAGAACATCGCAGATGCCGAAACCAACCTGCGTCGCTGGCACAACACCACCCTGGGCGGGACCACGGGCTCAAGCTACAGCCTTGCCGAATATGCTCGTGCCAAGAAAGAGCTGGAAGAGGCCAAGGGAGCGCTGCGCGCAGTACAGCAGAACATAAAGCCGATCCTGATCGAAGCGACGTTGCCTGCCAGCCCTCCATCGGCAGACCCACCCGCGCGCGGGCCGTCCCTTGCCGCAGTTCCACGTCTCCCATCTGTGCCGGCCGAACCCACCTTGTTCGAGCGCATCCAGAAGCAGATCGACCAGAACGATATCCAGCGGTTGGGGATAGACAAGAAGACCGCAAGCACGCGCCTTCTTGACGAAGCTACCATTGCGCTGAAGGATGCGGAGGAGAAAGGTGACACGGCTGCCGTCATACGTCTGAAAACGGCACGTGCCAGCCTGGAAGTCAGCGATCAGGCGCTTGCGCAGAAGAAGGAAGAGATTGCGGCTGCCGCCCAACTGGAGAAGCTCAACAGATCGCTGGGAGACGCAGAAGAAGCGCGTCGCAGCGCGAACGAGCAGGAACTCCTGGGCTTCGGTCACGGCAAGGAAGCCACTGCACGGCTCGCCCGCGTCAATGCCATCCAGCGTGAGTACGATCAAGGGATGAAGGCGCTGCGCGATAGCGGCGCGCCCGAAGGCAGTCAGAGCTTCCGCGACCAGTCGAACGCGCTGCGTTCAAGCCGGGATCGACGCTTGAAGGATGAGCAGGACCATCAGGGCCGTCGGATGGAGAAGATGGGCGATTGGCGCAATGGCGCGCGCAGTGCCTTTGAGGACTACAACGAGTCCGCCTCCAATACGGCCGGCATGACCCAGGAGCTGTTCAGCAAGGCATTCAAAGGCGCTGAAGATGCTCTGACCAAGTTCGTTCTTACCGGCAAGCTCAACTTCAGCGACCTGGCTGATTCGATCATCGCGGACCTGGCACGAATCGCAGCGCAGCAGGCCCTGATGGGCATCATCAACAGTGTGGTAGGTGCCTTCGCCGGAAGCATGGGCGGGGGTGCCAGCGCAGCTCCCTCGACGGGATTCGCCGCCGGTTTCGGCAACAACACCAGCTGGCTGACCAGCGGCAACATGACGCCTCATGCCCTGGGAGGCGTCTATGCCTCACCCAGTCTCTCTGCCTATTCCGGTGGCATCTACAACACCCCGCAGCTGTTCGCCTTCGCCAAGGGCGCCGGCGTGTTCGGCGAAGCGGGACCGGAAGCGATCATGCCGCTGCGGCGCGGGCCGGACGGCCGCCTGGGTGTGGCCGCGCACGGTGGCGGGGGTGGTGGCGGAGTGGGAGTCAGCATCCGCATCGACAACAACGGTGGCAAGGAAGTCACCACCAACGAAAGCATGCTGCAGCAGTTCGGCAACGAAATCGGCCAGTTCGTGGAACGCAAGTACCGCGAGCTGCAGAGTCGTGACCTGAAGGCAGGTGGTGTGCTCAGCAGGAGTGCCATGCAATGACCGACACCTTCACCTGGCCGGCAACCAGCCAGAGTACTGGAACAACCACCGCCGCAGTGAAGCGCGCGAAGTTCGGAGATGGCTATGCGCAGGCCGCTGCCGATGGCCTGAACGCCACTTCACGCAGTTACCAGCTGCAGTTCGTCGGCAACCGCAAAACGATCAACGAGATCGTGACCTTCCTGGATGGTCATGCCGGCCGCAGCTTCCTGTGGAAAGGGCCACTGGGGCAGGGGCTGTACATGTGTGATTCCTACACCGACAGCCATCTCGGCGGCCAGGTATCGACCATCACCGCCACCTTCGAACAGACCTTCCAGGCGTAGGCATGAGCATTGATCTTCAACGAATCGACCTGGATACCATCCAGCCCAACGGAAAGCGGGGGGAGACCCAGCGGCCCGCCTTCACCAAGATCAACCAGAACTTTCAGGATGTTGCGTTGGCGCTGGAGGGAATGCCTGGTGCCATCGCAGACTCAGTCTCGGGAAAGAACCGTTTGATCAATGGGAATTTCGAGCTCTGGCAGCGTGGGGACAACTTCACCGCCGCCGCTGCCTACTGTGCAGACAGATTCTTTGCACAGCAGGGAGGGATGGACGGAGCAGTCATATTCAAATCACCCGTTGCCCCGGGCGATTCGAACTTCCCGAGAAGCCTGTTTACGTTGGCCGCCAATTGCAACGGGAATCACAACGCCGCCGGACACCATTTCCTGTTCGAGCAGCGTGTGGAAAGTGTGCGGACCTTTGCCGCATCGGAGAGCACGCTATCCTTCCTGGTCTACAACGCAGGCACCGCAGGCAGAAAGATCGCAGTCGAGTTCCTGCAGCGCTTCGGAACGGGCGGAAGCCCCACTGTCACGGCGATCCAGCCGGAAGTTTTCACGCTCGTACAGGGCCTGAACCGGATCAGCAAGACCGTCAGTCTTCCTTCCATCTACGGTAAGACGCTTGGCGGTGGCGATGATTCGGTCATCTGTGCGGTATGGCTCTCAGCAGGCAGCGACTTCAACGCGCGCACAGGAGGGCTCGGCGCGCAGGCAGGCCAGTTGTACTTCGGTGAAATGCAGTGGGAAGCCGGCGCACGGGCGACCCGCTTCGAGTGGAGATCACCGGCCCACGAGCTTGCGCTGTGCCAGCGCTACTACCAGAAGTCCTTTCCTGTTACAGAGGTTCCCAACAGCAGGAGCAGCTCCGCCGTCCATCGGAACGCCGTGGCCTTCAACAGTGGTACCTGCCGCGTTGTTGCAGAGTTCAAAGGCACGATGCGCAGCACGCCAAAGCTGCTGTTCCATGCAGGCGGAGAAGGTGGTGACATCGGATCGCCGAGCTTCTGGAGGTACTACGACGCCGCGGGTGGAACATGGCGCGCGGGAACGCTGACTAACGTAGTCATGGCAACGAGCCAGGCGTTCATGGCTGACGTAGGCGGTGCGGGCTTCCTGGTAAGCGGCTCTGTTCTACTGGCAGGCCACTACACCGCCGATGCCGAACTCTGAGTGCATTCATGCGTCTGCGGGATCGGGCGGAAAGCCGTGAGATCCGCCCATTGACGGAATGAAAGTACTCAGACCCCGATCGGACGCCGCCGATTCACCTCGTTCAAGGAGCCAACAATGGCAAGAAAGATCATCGACCTCGATTCCGTTCAACCGAACGGAAAGCGGGGTGAAACACAGCGCCCGGCGTTTACCAAGATCAACGAGAATTTCGCCGAGGTCTACGACGCGTTGACCGAGGTCGCGAAGATCCCGGAAACCGTGGCGAATGCCATCACCGAGCGCGTTCCAGGCAGGAATCTGCTCATCAATGGTGCCCTGCAGTTCTGGCAGCGCCGTACATCTGGTCGTGTCGGCACTGGGTCGGGGACGCTGGGCGCGGAGGTGTTCTTCGCCGACCGTTTCACGAACTCGGCGCTGGTCTGCAACCACGACGTGCAGCGCGTGGCGTACGACGGGCAGGCCGGATTTCCGGAAGATACACGGTCGATTCTGGTCTGCACCGTATCCGAGGCCATCGCCAGAAGTGGCGCCTGGATGGGGCAGAAGATCGAGGGTGTCGGCAGTGCAAGTGGAGACATCACGATCTCGGTATGGGCGAACTCCGATGCTCCCGGTCGCAGTGTGGGCGTGCGTGTCATCCAGGATTTCGGAACCGGAGGCTCACCCTCGCCGCAAGTGGTGCTGCAAGCCGGTGTGCTCACACTGGGCACCACCGCCAAACGTCACAGCATCACGGTGACGTTGCCGAGTACCCGGGGAAAGGTGCTCGGCAGCAACGGCAACGACCATCTCTACATAGTGTTCGACCTGTGCGGTACTGGCCAGAAGGGCGAGCTGGTGGCACAGAACGGCTCGTTCGGCTTCACCCAGTTCCAGGTCGAATCGGGCCGCGCAGCGACACGCTTCGACTGGCGGCCGCCAGGTGTGGAACTGGCGTTGTGCCAGCGCTACTACGAGAAGAGCTACAACCTCGACATCGTGCCCAACACGGCGCACAACGAAGGGCGCGAGGCATTCTCGATCAACTCACCGGGAATGGCGCATTACCAGAGCGTGCGATTCCAGACGGCAAAGCGCGCTCATCCCTACGTGATGATCATCTCGGCCGACAACATCCAGCAGGATGGACACATCGCGGAAGACAACATCTCCCGCGTGCCCTGCCTGGTCAACTACGCCTCGCCTTCCGGGTACGAAGTCAGCTGGACCAACAATCCAGGCCGCTGGGGCGGCTGGTGGCATTGGTGGGCCGACGCCGAGCTTTGATGGGGCGCCCGCAGGGAACAGGACGACACACAATGACGAGAAAAATCATCGACCTCGATACCGTTCAGGCGAACGGTAAGCGGGGTGAAACACAGCGCCCGGCGTTTACCAAGATCAACGACAACTTCGCAGAAGTGTATGGCGCGCTGGATGGCGTGACCGCGATCGGACGGCGTGTGGATTCACTGGAGCGCGCTCTTCAGACTGCAGTTCCAGGCAGGAACCGCCTGATCAACGGCAACTTCGATTTCTGGCAGCGGGCTACTACCGGCACCACCCAGGGCGGCGAGATCTATGTGGCCGATCGTTGGACCGCGGCAGCGCTGGGCTGCACGCATACCGCAAATCGTGGGGCCAATCTGCCTGCCGGCGGTGCCGCGCCGGAATCGCGCCGTTTCCTCAACAGTGTTGTCTCCAAGACCAGTGCAGGTAGCAGCGCCTACGTCGCACAGAAGGTCGAGAGCGCGGCAACACTGTCCGATGGCGAAGTGACGGTTTCCGGCTTCGCCTATGGCCCGCCAGGAAAACGCATCGGTGTTCGTCTCATCCAGCACTTTGGTACAGGTGGTTCGCCGTCCGCCGCGGTCAGCGTGGAACTGGGAACCGTAGCGGTCACCGCCGCGTCCTGGACCTATTTCCAGCTCAGTGCGCGACTGCCATCGGTGAAGGGGAAGACGCTGGGCAGCAATGCCGACAGCGATTTCCTGTGGCTGGTGGTGGATCTGTGCGCGGATGCCTATGGCGGCGTTATCTCCGGTCAGAGCGGGGAGTTCGGCCTTGCGATGATGCAACTGGAGCGCGGCAACAGGGCAACGGCATTCGACCTGCGCCCGCTGGCCGACGAACTGCAACTGTGCCAGCGCTATTACGAAAAGTCCTACGACGTTGATGTCGTTCCAGGAACGCCAACCAACAGCGGTCGCTACAGCTGGGGAAACTCGGCGGCGAGCGGCGCAACCAGCTACCTGTCGGTGCCATTCAAGACGCGCAAGCGAGTGACACCGGTGATTGTCATCAGGCCCAACAACAATGTAGTCGAACCTGGATACGTCAATCAGGATGACAGCAGCCGAACTCCCGCATCGGTTCCCACGATCGCGACGAATGTCTTCGAGGTTGCTTGGGGCAACGCGCCGGGACGCTGGGGTGGTTGGTTCCACTGGACGGCGGACGCAGAGATCTACTGAGCGTCTTCGGATACGCCGCGCCACTCTCGACTTGCACTGCATGCGTCGCCGAAAGAACAACACGGCTGCGTGCATTTCCGCTCCAGCAAGGGAAACCCCATGACCAGAAAGATAATCGACCTGGACACCGTCCAGCCCAATGGCAAACGAGGTGAAACCCAGCGGCCGGCGTTCACCAAGATCAACGACAACTTCGCCGAGATCTACGCTGGTCTGGACGACGCGCAATCGGCGCTCATGCATCTGGAAGGCCGCATGGCCGGAAGGAACCCGCTCATCAACGGCGACTTCCGGTTCTGGCAGCGCGGTGCAGCGTTCCCTGCATCCACGGGCTCTCGCTACATCGCTGACCGCTGGGCGGTCAATGCCATCGGCACCAAGGTGGCTGCCTCACGCGAGGATGTGCCTCCAGGCGGCGGCCAGGGAGGGCGCCTGCTGGCTGGGTCGCGCCACCTGCTTCGGCTGGAGGTGCAGAGCGTTGCCGGTGCCGGCAACATGGCGCTAGTCCAACAGCGCATCGAGGATGTCCGGACACTGGCCGGGCGCACCGTCACGATCAGTTTCAAGGCGCGCGCCTCGGTGGACGACTTCCGCATCGGCGTGGAGCTGCAGCAGTCCTACGGAACGAGTGGGTCTACCGCGCGCGACAGCATCGGCGCCTCGGTCGTGCTCGATACGCTGTGGCGATGGTACCAGGTCACCGTGGAAGTTCCCGGTCTTGCCGGCAAGGCGCTGGGCCCGGACAGCTACCTGCAACTGAGCTTCTGGCTGGACGCAGGTGCCGATTTCGGCGGCCGCGCGTTCGCTGCCGGGCAGAAGAGCGGCAGCGTGCAACTGGCCGAAGTGCAGATCGAAGAAGGCGATACCGCCACCGACTTCGACCGCCGGTCCGAAGCACTGGAGCTGCTGTTGTGCCAGCGCTACTACGAGACGGTGGATGTAAACCGGATCATCGGCATCACCTACACCGCCAACGGCGACACGCGAGCGTGCATCCCGTTCAAGGTGCGCAAGCGCTCAGCACCCAGAATCTCCTCGCCGTCCACCGCGCTGAACCTGGTGGGCTTCGGCAATGCCGGAAACCTGGTCAACTTCGACGGCGGAGCGCCCAGCTGGCAGTCCACCGTTGACGCGGCAGTCATCGCCTCGATGCCGAACAACATGCAGCTCTGGGGTGCGGTGGTGGTGTGGTCGACCACCTCGCAGGTGCTGGTCCAGGCCGATGCGGAGCTCTGAGCCATGACAACCCTCCTCCGCAGGCGCCAAAGCACGCCTGCTTCACCACCACTGCCTCGCTGCGCCCAGGCCACCACGTCATCGTACCGTGCGGCCAGGAACGGTACCCCGTACCACCCCCTCTTCCCAATGCCGCACAGGAGAACACCCCATGATCACCGCCGATGCCCAGCAGCTTGAGCCGGGTGGCCGCATCACCGTCTATGAACTCGACGCCAGCAGTTTCGGCGCCGACAAGCTCTTCTTCCATGCGCACCTGCAGAGTGGCCTCATCTGGTGGCAGGGCCAGGAATATGGCCCCTGGCCGATCGAGGCCAGCGGCTTCGAGCGCACCAGCGACCAGCCGCCGAACCCGCGCCTGCGCGTGAGCAACATCGATGGCCGCATCACCGCCATGTGCCTGTTGTTCGATGACCTGGTCGGTGCACGCATCATCCGCCGGCAGACACTGGCCAAGTACCTGGATGCCGCCAACTTCGAGGAAGGCAATCCCAGCGCGGATCCTGGCGAGCACTTCCCTGATGAAGTCTGGTTCATCGAGCGCAAGATCGGTGAGGACAAGCAGATGGTCGAATTCGAGCTGACCACCGCGATCGATCTCAATGGGCAGCAGCTGCCGGGCAGGCAGATCATCGCCGGCATGTGTGGCTGGCTGGTGCGTGGCGGCTATCGCGGCGCGTACTGCGGCTACAACGGTCCAGCGGTGGCCGACAGCGACGACGTCGCCACCGATGATCCGGCGCGTGACCAGTGCGGCGGTCGGGTACGCAGCTGCAAGCTGCGCTTCGGCCAGGACAAGCCGCTGCCCTATGGCGGCTTCCCCGCCGCGGGCCTGTTGCGCTCCTGATCGATCCCCTCCCGAATTCCACTTTCCAGGCCCGCCCGCGCGGGCCTTTTTCATGGGTGAAACATGCAACCGACAACCCTGCAGGCCATCCAGGCGCACGCCGTGGCCGAGTACCCGCGCGAATGCTGCGGGCTGATCGTGGCCATTGAAGGCCACGAACGCTATCTTCCCTGCCGCAACGTGGCCGCCACGCCCAGCGAGCATTTCCGCCTGCCCGCTGAGGACTATGCCGTGGCCGAGGACAAGGGCGAGGTGCTGGCCCTGGTGCACAGCCATCCCGATGCCGCGGCAACGCCGTCCGACGCCGATCGGGTCATGTGCGAGCGCAGCGGGCTGACCTGGCACATCGTCAGCGTCGGCCAGGTAACAGGCGAGGCACCGCTGTGCGGTGATCTGCAGACCCTGCATCCCACTGGCTACATGGCACCGTTGGTCGGTCGCCAGTTCGCCCACGGTGTGCTGGACTGCTACAGCCTGGTCCGCGATTTCCACGCACGCGAACTGGGCATCCCGCTGTCCGAGTACGAACGCCAGGACGACTGGTGGAGCCACGGCCAGGACCTGTACAGCCTTGAACGGCTGCACGCCGAGGGCTTCGACCTGATCGAGGGCGAGCCGCAGCGGGGCGACATGATCCTGATGCAGATCCGCTCGCCGGTCACCAACCACGCGGGCATCTACCTCGGCGACGGGCAGATGCTGCATCACCTGCATGGCCGCCTGTCCGAGACCGTACCGTACGGCGGCATGTGGGCCGAGCGCACCCGTTGCATCGTCCGCCATCGCGAGGTGCGCCATGACTGACCGTCTTCGTACGATCCGCCTGTACGGCAAGCTGGGTGCGCGCTTCGGGCGCAGGTTCCGGCTGGCGGTGAACAGCCCGGCCGAGGCGGTGCATGCGCTGTGCACGATGCTGCCTGGCTTCCAGCAGTACCTGATGGGCGCAAAGGCCAAGGGCATGGAGTTTGCCGTGTTCAACGGGCGGCAGAACCTGTCGCGGGATCAGCTGCACGACCCGCCGGGACAGGATGACATCCGCATCGCGCCGGTGCTGGTGGGCAGCAAGCGGGGCGGTGTACTGCAAACCATCATCGGCATCGTGCTGATCGTTGTGGGGAGCTACACATCTTGGGCTGGCGGAGCTGCACTGGTATCAACCGGCGTCAGCATGGTGGTTGGCGGGATCACCCAGATGCTCTCCCCCCAGCCAAAAGGCCTGGGCGCCAAAGACACACCCGAAAACGCACCCAGCTACAGCATGAACGGCACCGTCAACACGCAGGCGCAAGGCAACCCCGTGCCGGTCGCCTATGGCGGCCATGACACCAAGGGCATGTTCATCGGCTCGGCCGTGATCAGCGGCGGCATCCTGGCGGAGGACCAGTTTTGAATCAGACCACTCATCCCACGCCGCGCACGCGTGGTGCAGCCACGCCAGTGCTGGCGGGCGCCAAGAAGGGCGCGAGCAACGCCCGAACCCCGGTCGAAACCGCCGACAGCCTGCACTCGATGGCGGTGGCCCGCATCATCGACCTCGCCAGCGAGGGCGAGATCCGTGGCCTGGTCGCCGGCAAGCAGTCGATCTACCTGGACCAGGTGCCGATCGAGAATCCGGACGGCACGCTGAACTTCTCCGGCGTGGACGTGCAGACGCGTTCCGGCACCCAGGACCAGGACCACATCAGCGGCTTCCCCTCCATCGAGAACGAAGTCGGGGTCAACGTCGAGCTGCGCAGCGATGCGCCGGTGGTGCGCACGGTATCGGGTGCCGATCTGTCAGCCGTCCGTATCCGCTTTGCGGTGCCGGCGTTGCAGAAGACCAACACCGAGAACGGTGATACTGAAGGCTACCGGATCATGTACGCGGTGGATCTGTCCACCGACGGCGGCCCGTTCAGCACGGTGCTGACCGATGCCTTCAGCGGCAAGACCACCAGCCAGTACGAGCGCAGCCGCCGCATCGATCTGCCTGCCGGCAGCCAGTGGCAGGTGCGCATCCGCCGGCTGACCGCCAACGCCAACAGCAGCACCATCGCCGATACCATCAACGTGCTGTCGATGACCGAGATCATCGATGCCAAGCTGCGCTATCCGAACTGTGCGCTGGCGGCGGTGCAGGTTGATGCCAGCCAGTTCCAGAACATTCCCACCCGGTCCTACCAGCTGTGGGGCCGCATCGTACGCATCCCCTCCAACTACGATCCGCTCAGCCGTCTCTACAGCGGTGTGTGGGACGGTACCTTCAAGAGTGGCTGGACCAACAATCCGGCCTGGGTGTTCTTCGACATCGTCACCAACGATCGCTTCGGCCTGGGCCATCGTGTTCCGCTGGACTGGGTGGACAAGTGGCGGCTGTACCAGATCGCGCGCTACTGCGATGAACTGGTCAGCGATGGCCAGGGCGGCAAGGAGCCGCGCTTCACCTGCAGCCTGTATCTGCAGACCCGCGCCGAGGCCTACCGCGTGCTGCAGGACATCGCCACCATGTTCCGCGGCATCAGTTTCTATGCGGCGGGGCAGGTGATGGCCTCGGCCGACATGCCCAAGGACCCGGTGCTGACCTACAGCCAGGCCAACGTCATCGAAGGGCGCTTCCACTATGCCGGCAGCAGCCGCACGGCGCGGCACACGGTGGCCCTGGTGTCGTGGATCGATCCGGACGACTTCGGCCGGCAGAAGGTCGAAGTGGTGCAGCACCTGCCTGGCGTGGCCCGCTACGGCATCAACCAGACCGAAGTGACGGCGGTGGGCTGCCACTCGCGTTCGCAGGCGCAGCGCGTGGGCAACCACATCCTGCATACCGAGATGCTGGAAACCGAGACGATCAGCTTCTCGGTGGGCCTGGATGCGCTGGGCTGCATGCCCGGTGATGTGATCCAGGTGGCCGACCCGAACCGCGCCGGCCGCCGCAATGCGGGTCGCATCCGCAGTGCAGGTGCGCGCAGCCTGGTGCTGGACCGCATGCCGGAACAGATCGCGGCCGGTGACACCCTGCGTGCCACCCTGCCCAGCGGGCAGACCGAAGCACGCACGGTGCAGTCGGTGGACGGCGAGACGGTGACCGTCAGCGCGCCGTGGTCGGCGGTGCCGGTGGCGCAGTCGGTCTGGGCATTGGAATCGCCGGAGCTGGCCCTGCAGCACTATCGCGTGCTGTCGATCAGCGAAGGCGAGGGCCTGACCTATCAGATCACCGCGCTCAAGCACGTGCCGGGCAAGTACGCCGCCATCGACGATGGCACGCGCCTGGAGCAGCCTCCGATCAGCATCATCCCGCCCAGCGTGCAGCCGGCACCGGCCAGCGTGCGGATGGCCTCGCATGTGGTGGTCGACCAGGGCATCGCTACCTCCGTGCTCACGATCGAGTGGGATGCCGCGGACAAGGCGATCGGTTATGACGTGGAATGGCGCCGTGGCGATCTCAACTGGGTCCGCGCCGGTCGCGTCGGGACGCAAAGCCTGGAAGTGCGGGGCGTCTACGCAGGCGAGTATCTGGCCCGCGTACGCGCGGTCAATGCGCTGGGCGCCGTATCGCAGCCGACGCTCAGCATGCTCACCACCATTGAAGGCAAGACGACGCCGCCCCCCTCGCTGGCATCGTTGACCAGCACTGCCCGCCCCTTCGGCATCACACTGTCCTGGGGCTTCCCCGCAGGTGCAACCGATACCGAACGGACCGAACTCTGGTACAGCACTGGCCCCAATCGCGAGAGCGCGATCAAGCTGGGCGACTTCGCCTACCCGCAGGCCCAGCACCAGATGAACGGCCTGGCCGCTGGCGCGCGCTTCTGGTTCTGGGGACGGCTGGTGGATCGAAGTGGCAACATCGGCCCGTGGTATCCGGCGCAAGCCGGGGTGATGGGTGAGTCCAGCAGCAACCCGGATGACTACGACGCCTACTTCGCCGGCCGCATCAACGAAAGCGCGCTGGGTCAACAGCTGAAGGGCAAGATCGAGCGCGTCACCGAAGTGCTGCCGCTGGTCTGGGATGCCTCGGCAATCTACACCCCGGGCCAGACCGTCATCCACGACGGCCGGATCTGGAGCTGGCAGGGCGCCGCTGCAGGCAACGAGACGCCGCCGGGCAGCCACTGGAAGAGCATCGGCGACGCGATCGCCGAGGCGGGCGCCATCGTCGGCCGTGTCGACCAGCTGGAAATGGACGTGACCGACGTCGATGGCAAGGTGGCTGCGCAGGGGCAGAAGGTCGATGGCCTGTTCGCCCAGGTCAGCGACCACAGTGCCGGCGAGGAGGACTACAACGTCGGCGAGAACGATGTCAGCGCCGGCGCCATCACCGTCTACAGCGTGATGGCCGAGAAGGACGCGGCACTGGCCAAGCGCGTGGACACGGTCGAAGCGTCCATCGAAGGTGTTCCAGGCAAGATCGAGGGCGTCAGCGCCGCGGTCCAGCAGGTCTCGCAGGCCGTGGTCAACCTGGATGGCAAGGTCAGCGCGACCTATACGGTCAAGGCGCAGATCACCAGCGCCGGGCAGATCTACATGGCCGGCATGGGTCTGGGCGTGGAGCAGCAGCCAGATGGCAGCTACCAGAGCCAGATCCTGATGCAGGCCGATCGCTTCGCGCTGATCAACGAGAGAAATGGACAGATCACCACGCCCTTCGTGGTCGAGAACGGCCAGACCTTCATCAGTCAGGCATTGATCGGGAACGGCAGGATCCAGAACGCGATGATCGGTGATTTCATCCAGTCCAACGCGGTGGGTGCGAGAGGGCAGCCACGCTGGCGGTTGGACAAGAGCGGCGCGATGACGATGACCGGCCCTGACAATGGTGGCTATCTGACCATCGTCAACAACGTGATCCAGGTATTTGATGCAGCAGGAACGCTGCGCGTGCAGATGGGGGTGTGGTAATGCCAGTCGGAATCCAGGTTTTCAATGCGGATGGCAGTCTGGGCTATGACCCGCAAGGCAGGTTGTTCCGCGTGCTTGCAAGCATCCAGTACAGCACGGTCGACGGCAGCGCAGCCTTCTCCCGGCAACCGGAAGATACCGATCTGACGGCGGTTGCTCGCGGCAGGTATGCCCCGGACTTCTCCATCGACGTGGCCTCCGGCATTGTCAGCTGGCGTCACGTCAATGTTCCCGCCAAGGACCGCTATCCCGGCATCGTCGAAATATGGGCCCGCTGATATGACTGCAGGAATCAAGATCATCAATGACTGGGGCACCGTACTGATCGACGATGCCTTCCCGACACTCGCCATGCTGGCTCAAGGCACTACCACGCTGGATGGCGAAGGAAGCAGGTACATCGGCAACCATGCCGGCATGGTTGCCGTGCGTTCGACCTCGGTGGTTGGAAGCCAGTACTACAATCAGATCGACGGCTATTCGGCTGGGCTGTATCTGTTTGGTCCGCCCGGCGCAGTGGTGCAGTGGTATGTGTACGCGCCACCGCAGGAGCCACCAAGCAATTTTGGACTGATCATCCGTGACGGTGCCGGCCGCCTGATGTTCGACGCAGGCCGGAAAGCCGCGCGGGTGGCTGGCCTTCGTTCTGCGTCGACACGGCCTGGCTGGCAGGGGAGCGCCCAGTTTGATCCTGGACGTGCCTGGGCAGTGATGCCCCTGGTTCACGCGTACGATTCGGCGAACACGTTCCAGCGATGGGGCGATCCGCAGGAATACCTGCAACACGAGGACGTAAGTGTTTCCGGAGGGGCGGTCAACGGTGGAACCATCACGTTCGGGATGACGCAGACGGCGCGGCGTACCTACGGCCCCTACTACGGACTACCTCTACCCACCCGGTTCACCTATACCGGGAACAATGCAGCCCTCGCGGTGCTTGATGTAACCGGCTACTAGTGTCGGCCATGCTGGCCGAGATCGGCCTGCTCGAGTTGATCGAACAGGTGGGCGGGGGCGGCGGCGGGCACTGACGCTTCCGCGTTCGCGTCTGAGACGACGCGCACGCATTCTGAAGCCGGTCAGGCACCTGAAACCGTCGCTGTCGTAGCATTGCCCGCGTGATGGGGCCGATGGACGGCCCCGCGTTGACGGGCCACGTGCCTGGATGCCAAGGAGATGCAAGCAATGCAGGGAACAAACCACCTTCCAGCGGCCCCCCGCGAAACGTTCGGCAGGGCCGGGGCCATCGCGCTTGCGCTGGCCCTGGGCCTCAGCCTGGCAGCATGCCAGGCCAAGAGCCCGGAGGCGGATACGGCAGCTGCCCCCGCGCCCGCC